TGTTCTCCCGTACCGCGCCGGTCTGCTCGGGTGCCGCCATCGCCCTGGCGTCGAGGTTGGCGCTGGGCACTCCGAGCGTGGCGGGCGCCTGCTGGGAGATGACCAGCAGCGCCAGGCCGGACACCGTCATCAGGCCATCGATCGCGAGGGGGCCGGTGTGCACGCCCAGCGAGTTGTAGCCCTGCCAGCTCTCCAGAACGTTGACGATGTGGGTGTAGCTGATGATCGCGGAGACGATGAGTACCGTGCCGACGCCGCTGACCAGGCCGAAGCGATGCAGTTTGCGATCCGACCAGCGCACGCGCACCAGGATCTCTACGGTGACCAGCAGGCAGATCGGCCAGAAGACCGCGCCAGCCTCGGCCTGCGCGTTGGGGGTCCAACTCTGCGGCGCGTGCGCGGGGTGGATGCGCTGGGCGAGGACGTTGGCCAGGACGGAGGCAGCCGTACCCAGCACGAAACCCAGCCGCGAGACAGCACGCCCCGCGTGCTGGGTGAGGTCAGATTCCCTGGTACCGCTCATTTCCCCGTCTCCCTGTCTCGCCTCTGGCGATCACTGGCCGATGTCTGATATTCTCAAGATCCTTAAACGTCTACACCTTTTGAAAACACCGTAGCATCCCTACCACAAAACGTCTAGACCGGCGACTCTCTGTCGCCCTAAAAGCGCTCGCCATCCCAGTGAGTGAAACATCTACACGTCTGGAGCCACGACATGACGCTGTACGGCCGGATCGCCCATGATCTACGCGAATCCATCCAGGGCGGGGGGGTCCTCCCTGGCGACACCATCCCGTCCATCCGCGAGCTGATGCAGCGCTACAACGTGGCTCGCGACACCGTGCGCGACGCTGTCGCCGTACTCACCCACGAGGGGCTGGTGATCCCCCGACAGGGCATCGGCACCATCGTGCGGGACGTCCAGCCGCTCGAACTGCACTCCGAGCCCGATGTGGCGCCCCGCACCTGGGCGGAGCAGACGGGTGAGGCTGGCGTCGACCTGGTTGTCGTCAGCGAATGGGAGGACGCGGATCCTGACACGGCCGGGCGCCTGGGCATCGCCTCGGGGGCCTCGGTGCTGCACCGGGTGCGTCACCAGACCTACGCGGGCATCATCGCGCAGGTGATGGAGCAGTGGATCCCGTACGAGATCGTGACCGGCATCCAGGAGCACCTCGGCCTGGACTTCACGGATCTGGACGCTGTCAACGCCTACCAGGGACCCAACCTGTTCGAGCTGATGGCAGCGGTGGGGCACGCACCGGTACGCACCACCGAGGCCCAGTCCGCGCGGATGCCACGCCCGGATGAGCGCGAGATCATGGAGATCCCCGCCGGTGTCGCCGTCCTGGTCACCGACCGGCGCACCCTGGAGAAGGACAAGGTGCCTGTCGAGGTGTCCTGCATGGTCGGCACCGGCGACAGGATCAGCGTCAGCTACGACGTCACACTGAGGTACTGATCTCCCGATGCGCCAGGCTCAGTGCTGCCCCCATCGTCGCGGGCAGCGTCTGGCGCACCGGGGCGATCCTCACGCCGTCGCCGACCAGGGCAGCGCCAGTCCGTCGCCTATCCGGCGGGTCACGACGTGCAGATGCAGGTGTAGCACGGTCTGAGTGGCCGCCGTGCCCTTCGAGGTGATGATGTTCGCTGCATCCAGCTCTGCGGCCAACTGCGCCGCGCATGTAATCGCGCGGCCTGACACCGCCGGATCCTGCCCGACGTCGCGTACATGAGCGTGCGGGATGACCAGGATATGTCCGTCCTCGACCACTGGATTCAGGGGCACAATCGCGATCACGTCATCCCACCGGCGCACCACGGTGGCCGGTGCCCGTCCAGCGGCGATCGCGCAGAACGCACAGTCCGTGTCAGCTTCGCCGGTGATTGCCATGAATCCATGAAGCTCCGGTCGCAGTGCTTCGACCAGGCGTTTCCAGCGTTCTGCGGGGTTGGAAACGGAAGACATTCCAAGTGGATCACTGTTGCGTCTCCATCGCGTGGCCCTCGCATCCTGGCGCACAGCGGCGGCGGTCCTCGTGGTGGCGACGCCACAGGTATTAGTCTAGCCGAGTTAATTAGGCTTGACTAGCCTAATCCCAGTTGGGCGCGGCCAGGTCAATCTGGGCGCGGCTACCGCTGGTCGCGTTGACGCCCGGCTACCCTCGCGCTCGACCTGATCGTGTACGAGGAGGTGCCTGGCGTGGTGCAGAGGCGATTCCTACCCGCGTTGCGGGACCGATTCGCCCCCACGCTGGAGACCAAGGGGCTCGCCGACCGAGTGCGCGCCTCCGCCTCGGCCTACGTCGTACCTGGCGTGCCCTACCGCCAGGACTGGTCCACCAAGAGGGCGGTGGACGAGGCCTATATCTACAACCCGACCGTGTACCGGTGCGTGGACGTACTGTGCGCCAACGCCATCGGGCATCCGGTCCAACTGCGTCAGGGAGATCCTGAGGACGGCGCGGTCATCGACACCGCCCACGACCCCAGTCGGATCCTCTACACCTTCAACCGGCGGGCCAATCCGTGGGAGAGCGCCCGGATCTTCAAATGGCGACTCGTCGCGCAGTTCGTGCTGTCGAGTAAAGGAATGTTCGTTGAGGTGATCCGGTCACGCGGCAACGGCCTGGGCATGGTCAACCTGCTCGACCCGGACCTGTGCGAGATGGTCCCCAACCCGATCGACCCGCTGCACGCCTTCCGGATCCAGACGCCCAACTCGCGCACCGGCTACGACTACCTGCCCCGGTTCGATCCCGCCAAGAGCGCCACCGAACAGCCCTCCTCGATCCTGTGGATCCGCAACCCGCACCCGACGATCATGTGGAACGGGACCTCCCCGGTGCAGGCCGCCGGACTACCCATCGATCTGGACAGGTTCGCGCGGCTGTACAACCGGAGATTTCTCCAGAACGATGGCCGACCCGGCGGCCTGCTCTCGATCAAGGGCAGCGTGTCCGGCCCGACCCTGGAGCTGATCCAGGCGCAGTTTCAGGGCGGCCCGGAGTCCGCCGGGCGCACCACGGTCATCCAGGCCGACGCGGTCAGCTACGCCGACACCTCCGGCAGCCCTCGTGACACCCTGTGGGGCGACACGATGGACCGCTCCCAGGCCGACATCTGCCTGGCCTTCGGCGTGCCACTGTCAGTCCTGGGCGATGCGTCCGGCCGGACCTTCGACAACGCGGACGCGGAGTATGCGCAGTTCTGGGAGCACCGGATGCTCACCCTCATCCGCTCCCTGGACGATCAGCTCGACGTGCTCACCGGTTTGCTGGGACCCGACATCTACTACCGCACCGACCTGTCCAGGGTGTGGGTGCTGGGCCGCTACGAGCGAGAGAACCAGGACCGGATCGCCGCCGATCAGGCGGCCGGATATCGCAACATCGATGAAGTCCGAATCAGCAAGGGGCTCAAGCCGTACAACGTGCCCGCCACCCGTGTGCTGTGGATACCCATCGGCAAGGGCGCCGTCGCCGACGCCGAACATCCCCACGACGCGAAAGAGGCCGCCGCCGCGCCGATCGTCGGGCCGGTCACCGCCGACTCGGCCGGATCGGGCATGGCCCAGATCGGCGCGGGTCCCGGCGCGTTCGGCGCGCCGGGCGACGCCACCGGCAGCGGCACCGGCATCGACGGCGCCGCCTCGGACGCGGCGAACCTGCGCCTGGTCGGCGGCAGCGGCCAGAACACCCCCGCGCTGGAAACCATGGCACTGCCGGTGGGCGAGCTGGAGGAGGGTAAGCAGGGCCGCCCGCGATACGGCGGCTCCGGACACGGGGCCCGCCACACCGCCTGACCCGCCGCAGCTCGACTCCCCGCCGCGCAGCGCCGATGACCTGCCCGACTATGCGCCCGGCGACCTCACCGTTGCCGAAGCGCATCCCCGCCCGGCACCCGGCCCCGTCCGGGACACGCTCGTGGCCGCCTCCCAGGCCCGCATCGGTGCCGCACAGGACGCCATGACCGCCGCGCTGGACGGCTACCTGACCAGGCTCAACGGCGTCGTCACCTCACGGGTGAGGGGACCTCGCGCGCGCAAGGGGACCCGCTGGTGGGGCGAATCAGCCAAGAGCCTGTATCTGCCAGTGCCTGACGACACCGCGCTGGAGACCAAGGCGCTGGACGCGACTTACGCGCTCCCGGACAAGCTGGTAGCCGAAGCAGCCGATGCGGCCCGCCCAGTCGCGCTGCGCGTGGCCTACGATGCCGCCGCGCACACCGCTGGGCAGTTGGGGGTGTCCGTGCCCACCGAGGACGACGGTATGTTCGCCGTGGACCACGATGCCCTCAACGCGGCCATCGAGACGGCCGTGGGCCGCATTCTGGACGTTGCCCAGCACCACGCCGCGATAGTGCGCCAGGCCATCACCGCCGCCGACTCATCGGCCGAAACACTGGACGAGGTGCTGGATCAGATCGAGGCCGCGCACGCCAAGGGTGGCAACTGGCTGCGCATGTCCGGGCGGGCCCTGACCAACGCGCTGATCCAGGAAGCCTCGCTGGGCCAAGCCCGCGCACTGGGCGCCACGCACACGCAGTGGCTCTCCCGCAGGGATCAGCGAGTGAGGGAGACGCACGTGGAGGCTGACGGCCAGGAGCGCCCGATCGGCGAGCGATTCCAGGTGGGAAAGTTCGCGTTGCTGCACCCCTGCGACCCGACCGACCTGCCTGAGAGCTGGGAGGAAATAGCTGGCTGCCGGTGCTGCCTGAGCATCCGGCCCCTCAGCGATGACCACCGCGCCGCGCTGCGCATGCTGGCCACCACGAAGCCCGGCCAGCCCGGCCCCGGCACGGCGACGCTGCTGGCCACCCTGGCCGCCGGTGGCCCGGGGGTGCGCGAGGTGCCCACTCCGACCGGTGTGCCGCACGAGAACGGAATCGTGCCGATCGCCTACCAGCTCACGACGGCCGCGCCGGTGGTCGCCTACCGGGGACTGGCCAGCGCGGTGAACGCCGTGGCCGGGCAGTGGATCGTACTGGCCGGTGCCGTCGTGCTGGGCCTGACCGCACCGGCCGTCATCGCCGAGGGCGCGCCGGTGCTGGCGGTGTTGATCCCGGCGGGCACCCTGCTCACCGTGGCCGCCGGGATGGCGATCCTGCCGCAGGGTCAGCCGCTGGAGGTGCTGGCCAGCGGCCCGCCCGGTGTGCAGGCCCAGCCCGCCCAGCTAGATTCATCGTCATGACCAGCGTCATTCGTCGCGGCACCGCGACGCGACTGGGGATCCGTCAGCCGCGTCGTTCCCGCGCGCCGCGCCCGGTCCGGCGCTGGCCATGGTCGCCCACCTGGCGTGACTACGCCCTGGCTGGGTAGCGAACCAGCGCCTGTCCCCCGACACGCGTAACCCCCCGCTCCGTCGGGGGACAGTGCGGGGGGTTACGCGATCACCGATCATCGAGGGCACCAGGCTAGCGCACCACGTGGACGCGAGTGCGGCCGGTATGTCGATCGGCGATGATCCCGCCTGTCGCGATCCGCGCGCCTGACCGCGAAACAGGTGAGGACGCGGCCATGATGTCGCCCGTGGCGACTCGTGATCCCGAAACTGATGGCCCCATGACCTCCGGCATGGTCGCGTTGGTGCCCTCGGCGGGCGACGCGACGAAGATGGCGGTGCAGGACGGGGAGGACCCCGGCCAGTTGCATGTGACCCTGGCCTACCTCGGCGACAACGCGGCGGGCGACATGACGCCCGAACACCAGTCCGCGCTGCACCAGGTGATGGGCGACCTGGCCGCGAGCGTGCCGCCGGTTCCGGCCCGGGTGGCCGGGCATCTGCTGTTCAATCCCGACGGCGGCCCCGACGGCGACCGCACGCCGTGCGCGGCCTACCTGGTGTCCGATTCGCCCGACCTCACTCCGCTGCACACCGCCGTGTCACAGGGCGTGGGTGACACGCTGCCCGACGTCACGCAGCACACCCCGTGGATCCCGCACATCACCGGCGCCTACGACCGGGGTGCCGACGCGCTGCACTACGCCGGGCCGATCACGCTGGGCGCGCTGCGCGTGGCCATCGGCGACCAGTCGCAGGACTACCCGCTGACCGGCTCGACCGGCGAGGACCAGAGCGCGGGCGACGATCCTGCATTCAGGAATGATGCCGACAATCCGAACGACGACCCGGAGAATTCAGGGGAAGCTGAGGCAGGCGACCGCGAAGAGAAGGCGGCCACCGGCGCGCCGGTGGCCGGGCAGACGGTGACGATCAGCGTGGCCGAACTGGACGCGGCCTACGCGGACCGGGCCGACCTCGACGTGGAGACCAAGGACGACAAGCCCGCCGCGAACACGATGACCGATGGCAGCTATCCGATCAACCATCCCGGCCAGCTCAAGTCCGCCGTGCACGCCCTGACCGCCTACCAGGTGGACAAGACCAAGCGGGCCGCGCTGCGCAAGCACGTCATCCACCACGCCGCGCGGCTGCACGCGGGCAACATGGTGCCCGACTCGGTCCGCGACGAGAAGGACGACGACAGCAAGGACGGCAAGGCTCCCGCGAAGACCAGGGCGACCGGCACGAAGGATGCTGCGCCCGGGATCGGCGAACTGGAGACCAAGAAGGTCGTCGCCAGCCAGGCCGGGGTGAAGCGCTACGGCAAGCCGATCGGCACCCAACTGGGCACTCCGCGCGACGCCGCCGCCGCGAAGGCCCAGCAGAACGGCGACGCCGTCAACGCCTACAAGGACCTGCTGGCAGGCAAGACCGGCACGGTGGAACCGCTGGGCACGATGGACTCCGCGAGCCTGGAAGACCTAACCCGCGTTGCCTACTCCTACAAGTCCACCGAC